CTTCTGCTTTTTCGTTCTTTCAATGGATACTTTAGTCAATTCCTTTATCATTTTTTTATATCCTTCATAATCTTCCTTATCATCTGCAGAATCCTTTTCAGAAGTTTTTGAAATATTATCTAGAGGATGATCGCTGACTTCAGGATTTTCAATAGGATTATTCAGATAAAAATTATTTTCAAGGAAATTTTCATCCATTACTGAAAGACTGTCATCCTCATCATCACCAGCCATAGCCTCTAAAAAAATGTCAGCTAAATCTATAAGAGGCTTATCCTTAAATTCCTTTCTAAGTTTATTATAAATTTTTTCAGCCTCTTTCTTTTTTCCTACTTTCCTATTGTACACTATATTATTAAAATAAGAACTAAACTTGTCATTATACTTGTCACTTTTTTCAAGATAGTATTTTGCCTTTTCATAATCCTTCTTTTCTTCACTTAAAATATATATTGTAAAAAGCTCATCATTAAGATCGAAATTTCTGTCATCCTTTTCTAAAATTTCTTCTCTTGATAGATTCTCGGAATTCATACTATCTTCTCAATATATTTGGCACCTCAATCACCAAAATTTGTTCTGGTGATATTTGTTTATATTTGAGCCAGTATCGAACAATTTCATCTGCTTCTTCTCGGCTAACTGTTCGCCTAGAATCAATTAAAACTCTCCAATCTTCTCTGAATTGCGCCTCTATGATAATGTACCGCCCATTATCTATGACTTGAGCGCTCTGCTTGATTGCCCTGTACTTGTCCTCAAGAAACATAATCTGAACCTCTTAAAATTAGCCATACTTTTACGTTAAAAAAGAAAGCTTCTTCCGATAACTTTCTTTTTTGGCTCCTATCAAAAAGAACGAAGGCATAGAGAACAATTAGATCAATAACCATCCCATCCAGCACCATTTCCATATCAATCACCCACTTTACTGTTTACCTTTGCCATATTAACCACTGGCAAAATATCGACTAGCGGTCGCTGTAAATTCTTACGATGTTCCGCATCAATATTTTCACCAGCCCAATTAATAAATTCCTTAACATCTTTCAATTCACCTCCCTTTTCAAAATACGTTTGGCAAACAAAAATCAAATCATCCCTAGTTTCGCTATCAAGTAGAATCCAGTATTTCTTAGCTGTATTGATTGATACATAAGCAAAATCATCGCTAACACTTGGAATCAGTCTAAATGAAAAGGCAAACGTAAAGATATCTTTGAATAGTGAATAAGGGATGCTTACATTAATCTCATTCATTTCTGCCCCTTGTTTTTGTCCATATAATTTACTAACTCACGGATTTTCTCACGCACAAGCTCCAAAGCCTTTTCTAAACTCCGTTCTTTCTCGTGTAATTCCGCTAATTCGTGTTCTGCTTGTTCTTTGTTCATTCTTTCACCCAAAAGAAAACCGCCTTATTTGGCGGTCTCAATCATTTTTAAAATACGTTCTAGAGTTTCTTTTACTACAACATTATGCTCGTCAGAAAACTTAACAATTGAGCAGTCATTGTGTGATGATGTTACAGTTCTAATTAAATCTACATTTACAATTAAATCACCATCACCAGCTCTAAAATTTGTCAATTTAATAAATTTACTCATAACTCACCCCTAGAATGGAATATTATCGTCAAAGCCATCATCTTTCTCAGCCATTGCACTTAATGGTTCTGGTTTAGCTTTGCTTGATTTCGCTTGTTTTGGTTCGTCTTGACGACCGCCTAACATCTGTAAGTTATCGCCTTGAATCTCTGTGGTGTAACGGTCTTGTCCGTTGTTATCTTGCCATTTACGGGTTTTTAATCGCCCCTCAATGTAGACCTGCGAACCTTTGTGTGGATATTGGCCTGCGATTTCGGCTAATCTGCGGTAAAGCACGATACGGTGCCATTCTGTCACCTCTTTACGCTCGCCAGTGTTTTTATCCGTCCAGCTTTCAGATGTTGCCACTGTAATATTCGCAACTTGCTCACCGTTTGGCATTGTGCGGATTTCTGGGTCATTTCCTAAATTCCCCACAATGATTACTTTATTAATTCCAGCCATATTTACTCCTGATTCTCAAATAACTCATTAAGTTCTCTGAATAGCCATTCTTCAGCATCCCTTAAAC